TTGAAGAAGGGCAGCAGACTCAACGACACAGCAACGCTCGACAGCAAAACTACTTGGATAATGCCGGAGAACATGGCGTGTGCCTAGCTGCAAAACCGCTCATAAACATTGCGCCGCTACCAAACACGACGATCAAGACGCTGATAACGACAGCTAACACGGATGGCATAGATCTACTTCTCTACTCTTTCGGCTGGGAAAAGCAGGTTCTTTAAATACGTGCAGGCCACATCGTCAAGCTCGTTATCAGTCTGCTCGCTGATCTTGACCAAACAGTCAAGTAGCAGCTGTTTTACGGCCTTTGATTTGATAAACCCGAACAGAATTGGCTTTAGTAGTAAAACCATGGGATCACTGTGTGTGCAAAAAGTCTAATTCCTGTTGGCGTGTCCTTCCAGCCGTGCAACATTTTGCTCTAGATCTGAGATTCGAGAAAACAACTCCTGATCCCTAACCCTCAGATCGGCGTGGAGCACATCCATCCGTGACGCTAAATTATCGACAGCCGAGGTCAAACGCACCAGAGAATCCCTACCATGCTGGCTTTCGCGGCTGGCTCCTTTGATGCCAGAAGCCGCTACGCCTATTGACGCTCCAGCAACAGCAGCCCAGATTTCAACCACCATTCGACCTCTAGCGTGACTTCATCATGGCAGATTCAGTCAACGAAGAAAACGAAAAGGAAAAAGTCTCCATTGCTGACCTTGTTAAGTGCATGGTGTTGCTGTGGAGCGCCACACTACTGACCGTTTCCTATCTGGGGATTTTCCCTCAAATGAAAATGGACAACACTTTCGTCGCTTCACTACTGACAGGATCAATGGCGTCGTTCGGTATTGAGCGAAAAGCTAATGGCAATAACAAGAAGAAAGAAGACCCTACAATCAAGCCAGAAACCACTACGTCCAAGCCAAAATGAGGCGTTTTCTCTTTGTATCCTGCCTAACGTTTTTTGCGGTAAGTCCTGCTTTGGCTGACATTACCGTTCAGCATCAATCATCAATTCAGCTATCTGTTGATGGAGCAGCATCCCAAGCGACCCGAATTGGTTCCAGCTATAGCGTTTCTGGTTCTGGCATCACTTTGGACACTGTTGGTGGTCTTGGCAGCCTCACTCCCGGTGCAGCTGTTGGTTACACTCCTGCCGAGTACAGCCTTACTAATGATGGGGCTAGCTTTAATTATTCAGAAGCATATACAGAAGGAGATGCCACCCAAGCAGCCACCACAGTGACAGCAGGTGTTGTGCCTAGTTTGCCATCTCTTGGCAGCACATTGACTCAAACAGGCGGTGTTGCTGGCGATTTAGGTGGAACGATTTCTGGGGGTGGAGTTATGGCAATCGAAGCTGGTGGTGCTGGCACCAGTGCAACAGGTCAAGTGATCCTCAGTATTACTGCAAACTAATGCGTTGGTTCTTACTGTTGATGCTTTGCGCTCCAGCGGCGCACGCAGTTCCGGTAATTCCAAACTTTAAACAAGGCACCCTTACGTCCCACACAGAAACCACGAGTAAGGTCACTGAAACAATCGTCAGCGAGGACTTTGCTACTGGTTATGAATACAGTACAAGTGGCAATAACATCCAACCTGATGGTCCTATCAACCCTATTGCTAACACCACGATTAACGGATGGACTTCTTTAGGACAAGGGCCAAACTGGTCAATCGTCAATCAAGGAGAGCCGTTTCAGTTCGTTCAGACTCTGCACGGGCCAGGGCTAGCAAACAGAACGACTGTGCAACGCCTAACAGAAATCACAAGCATTACGGATACAGTCTCTACCTTCTCGGAATAATCCTTTGCGCTCCTGTTAACGCAAACGACATTGGCGGCATATCTGCAACCGCATCTCCAACTGCCACATCATCTGGATCGGTAAGTAACCAGGCTGTGCAGATCTTGCAAGGTTCTGCCATTACTAACAGTTACGGCGGACAGATTCAATGTCAGGGTCCAACTTTGACCGTTACGCCATACCTAAACCGCACAAGTTCATGGAATTTGCCATACGAATATTCGTACCAAGATCCTGTGTACGACCTCAGTGACTTAGACGAAGACGGCAGATTAGATAACCCAGGAGATGTTTTATTTTTTAAAGACACAAGAACAGGGCAAAAAGATAACAACAACTGGAACGTTGGGCTGTCAGTGCAAGCCACAATCCCGCTTGATGGTGGATTACAAGAACGTTGCAAAGCCGCAGTCGATACTCAGCTTCAATTACAACAACAAGTCTTAGCCAATCGCAGATTAGATTTTGAGGTCTCGCGGCTAAAGCATTGCGGCGAGCTAATGCTTAAAGGGATCCGCTTTGCACCTAGATCGCCTTACGCAAAAGTCTGTGCTGACGTAAGAATTAACCACCCAACGCCCCACACTCATCCTATTTCCGTAGTGCCCGCTGCAGCCTCCTCCGCTGCCAAGAAGACTCAACCTTGACTTGACGGCCCAAGGCTTTTTGGATCTTGACCATTACCTTTTTGACGACTGGTTTGATCAACTTCAGTAGGAATGGTGTTGCCAAAGCAGCTGACACACCAATCACAGATGACGCCGCAACTGTTGTCGCCTGCGGAATTGTCGGAATAGCTTCTACGACCTGTTGGATCAAAGGCTTTGCTTCCTCTACTTCAACCGGTTGAGGCTTTTCAGGTTGCGTTTTTGGGAGCTTTACTTCTGGCGTTGATGGTGGCTTTGGTGGCTTGGGCTTGCTTGGTGTAACTTTTGGCGGCTGAACCTCTGGATCAAAATCCAAAGGGTCAAAAGCAGGCAAATCAATAACCGGCACACCAATCTCAAGTGTTACCGGTGGGACATCAGGAATTGATGGTGGAGCGGTTAGCCAAGTGCGAACTTCTGGAACGCTTATGTCATTGATGCCAATGTCGTTTATTTCAGGCATGAAGACAAAGCGGTTGTTTAATCTTCTCTGAAAAGAACAGTCAAAGAGATGCGGTACTTCGGACCATTTACTGACTGTGGTCTGATCGCATGGGGAATGTTGCCGTCAAACAAGATAATCCTGCCTGGTGTGTAAGACGACGTAAAGCTCACCTTGCTTGGATCTTTTGCGTCGTAAAACAACGTTTCTCCATACCAGCCATCCTCCCAGTCAAGGTTGCAGTAGTACAACGCAACTTGCCTGCCAGGGTGTGAGTGGATGTAATGCACGTCAGTGGGCCGCACCAAATTTACGACTGCACGCTCAATGCGTCTAGACGTGAAAAATGCTGTTTCCTCAATGCAAGGCGCTATGTAAGTGAAAATGCCGCTGGCATCTAGCTGCTCTTGAGTCCAAGACGCATGTACGTTTGGCACGGCCTTCTCATGATCAACCCCAGGTCGATCAGTCCATCCAAGAGTAAAACTAGTTCTAGAACAGCTTTCTAAAGCCTTTTCGCGAGCAGCAAAAGGTACTTCGTTGTCGAAAACTTGAACCTTCATCAGAAACTGGGAATTGCTGGCCCAGTTGATTTAGGCAGTTCAGGCATCACGTCATCGATCTTGGCTGGCACCATGTCAGTCATAACCTTGGTCAGTTCAGTCTGAAGCTCACCCATGTAATGCTTTGTGATTGATGGGATGCGGCTGTAAACCACCGCTGAGCCAACAACCAACGTTCCACTCATCAAGAACCCAAGGGCTCCGGCCAAGTTAAAAAACTTTTGCATGATTAGATGTGCAAAGAAAAGCCCCTTCCCTGGTGTGAGGACAGGAAAGGGGTAAGGTGTCTCCCTATTGGAGACTAACTCAGAATGAGTACTTGGCTCCGACTTTTAAGCCATAGCCTGCATCAACGTCTTCATACTTAGCGAACGAAACTTCGCCGTACATGTCAACGTTGTCTGAAACAGCAGCGGACAAGCCGGTTTTGCCGGAGAATCCAACCTCAGCATCAGCTCCATCCACCATTAGTACAGATGGACCCCCCTGTAAATAGAACGCACCAGACTCATATCCAACGTGAGCGTCGAGCACTCCAGCGGTGAAGTCAGAGCCAACCCAGCCAGCGTTGTACTCAGGGTTCAGGTAAAAACCTTCTGCTTGGGCAGGAGATGCCAGCACAGCAGCGCCAACGACGGCAGAACTCACAATCAATGCTTTGATCATTTTGGGAAGAGAAAACGTTTTCCGTAGGTACATTAACCGCCCTAGTCAATGGACGGTTTTGGATGTGATCTACAGGATCAATTTTCATCCGTTCCAGGGAACGTTGAAAAGTGCTTCTTATGCAAGCCCGTATAAAGACCACGCTTTGGATGGTCAGGCTTGTCGCGGCCTTCCAGCATATAGAGCATGGTCATCCACGCATTGCGATTATTCATCGCAGTTAAATCTTCAGCCCCTGGCTTGCAGGGGATCATTGGATCGGGTCTTTGCATCAGGCGGACCAAGGCGTGCCAGCACCTACGGTTGGAGTGCGCTTTTCTGTTAGCTGATTATCCAAAGCAGTCTGGATTTCAGTGACCTTCTCTGCACCACCAAGCGCAGCTTGGACCCAAGCGATGCAGTTTGCTTCCGTCACGCTGTCATAGGCAATCATCGTTTCAGCTTCAGGTGCTTCAAGACCGATTGAGCCATACGCACCAGCGGAATAAACGCCGTCGTCAGTTTCTGCTGTCACGGTGTAGTGGAGCGTGGTGATGACGCCATCAGCCAAAGTGCGATCGCACTGACCAACTTTCCAGGTGTAGGTGTTTGCCATGAAAAAGGAGCAATAGGGTCAGTGTAACTTGAGCGCCCCACGTTGCCATGGGGCGGTTGCCGATCAACAAGCCATCAATACGCAAGGCACGCAATAGCTGTTGTCTGAGTAAGTCGTAGAAACTGTGGTGCTAGTGACCTTTGCAATCGTTTTGGAACGCACAATGTCATCGTCTTGAGGCTTAGCCGTTCCATCACCAGCAGACATCAATAGATCTCCGCGAGCAACAGTTGTTCCTTGTGCAATACGAATAACAAAGTCACCCGTCATCGCGCAGTAAAAGTCGTTGACGTAGGTGTCATCGTCATCATCCCAAGATTGGAAGACGCCAGACACGTTTTTATCGCCTTCAACATCACTGACCTTCATGCGGTTTAGCTGTTCGTTATCTTCTGTGCCCCATTCGCACATTTCATCAAGGTTACTTAATACAGAGCCACGAAGGATTTCAGATCGCGCTGCGCCGCCAGGAAGTTGTGACCAACGTGCAAGGTGAGCACCGTTATATGAAACAGTTGAGCCTGAAACAGAAATGCTTCCTTCGTTATTATTATCATGCCTAAATACAACTAAATCCCCATCGTTGGTTTTACGATTTACGAGCAGTGGAATATGATTATGGGCTGTAAAAAGACCAGCATAATTGCTACTGCCACCTCTTAATTCAGCTCCGTTGTTATCGCTACCGCTAGCGGTTTTACCCACCATAAAATTGCCCGAGCTGTCGATTCGCATCCGCTCGGTTGCATTTGTATAAAGAAGAAGTGCATCATCAAGATGTTGATAGCGAACAATACCTTTATATCGATCAGTGCCACTAGTTCCGTCAGCAAAGTAAATATTTCCGTCAGAGCTGGTTCCGCTTCTAATAGTTACACCAGTACCGCCATTGGTTGCAATAGTTAAGTTATCAGCATCTACAAGGCCAGGAGTTGTTGTACCCACCAACAGCCTGCCCGAG